CAAGAAACAACATCCTGACTTAGATATTAGACTTGTATTTTACGATTGTAATAAAAAAGTTCAAGGTTCTAACTTAACGTGTAAGGCTTGGGCTACAAAATATAATTTTAAATATGCAAATAAAAATATTCCAGAAGAATGGATAGAATAAACAGAACAGAAACTAAATATATTATTATACATAGTAGTCAGACACCACCTAGTAAAAATCTTAATGTTAAAGATATGAATAAACTTCATAGACAGAAAGGGTTTTTAAATGTGGTGCATCATCTTATTATAAAGAGAGATGGTAACGTAGAAACAGGTAGACATATTGAAGAGGTAGGAGCACACACAGAGGGTTATAATGATATATCTATATCAGTATGTCTAGTTGGTGGAGATTCTACAGATTCAGAATTGGAACCTTGTTTAAATTATACATCAAAACAATGGGAAGAATTAAAAGAGAGTATTATGTGGTTGAGGTATAAATATCCTCAATCTACTATCTTAGGTTTTAATGAGATAGAAACTACTCAACTTTCTCCATACTTTGATGTTCAATCATGGTTAGACTTCTAAAACAGGAAGGGAAGTATGGGTAAGGGTATTAAAAATAGAGGAACTCAAATTCATAATTTAAAAAATAAAACTCCCAAAAAATTTATTTGGGAAGAGGAACTTGAGAATGAACTCGACATGGAAGAAACATATACGTTTCGACAAATAAGAACTTTCATGGATAGAAGTGATTTGTCAGGTAAAAACTATAAAATTGATGATGTTAAGGTTCAATTTAACGCTTCAACTTTATCGGAAGTATTAGATCAAATGAAGTACTTCTTAGTAAGTTGTGGATTTACATATATCAAATCATTATCAGCAAAATCTAAACTAGATGATAAAATATGGAACTCTTCGGAAGAGAGAGTATAGAGAGGGGAGACTCTACATTAATTAAACACATCCCTTGTCCTAGTTGTGGATCACAAGATAACCTTGCTATGTATGATGATGGTCATGGTTATTGCTTCACACCCGGATGTGGTTATCACCAAACGGAAGTAGGTGAAACATCAATTTCACAAAGGAAGGAAAAAATGAAAATGGATTTTGTAACTGGTGACAAATTACCTCTCCAGAAACGATGCCTATCACAAGCTACTGTTAATAAATGGGATTATCAAATTGGAACTTTCAAAGGTAAGAAAGTACAGATTGCTAATTACCGTAAGGCAGGGTCAGGTGAGGTCATTGCACAAAAATTAAGATTCTCTAACAAGGATTTCCTATTTATTGGAGATACAAAACAAGCGAATCTTTTTGGGAAAAATCTTTTCTCTAAAGGGAAGATGATTGTAGTGACAGAGGGAGAGATAGATGCTATGTCGGTATCTCAAGCTCAAGGTAATAAATGGCCTGTAGTCTCTATATCTACTGGATCTGGAGGAGCAAAACGATGTCTTCAACGAGAGATAGAATACTTAGAAGGATTTGAAACTATAGTCCTAATGTTTGATCAAGATGACGCAGGTAAGAAAGCTGTAGAAGAATGTGTACCATTGTTCTCTCCCGGTAAAGTTAAGGTAGCTCAGTTACCTATGAAGGATGCTAGTGAGATGTTACAAGATGGTAAGGATAAAGAAATTATATCTGCGATATGGTCTGCCCAAGTATGGAGGCCAGATGGGATAGTAGATGGTAGAGATTTATGGCATCTAATATCATCTGAGGATAATATAGAATCCTTTCCTTATCCCTACTCTGGTCTAAATAGTATGACTCAGGGACTACGAAGAGGAGAAATTGTTACGATCACAGCAGGTAGTGGAGTAGGTAAGTCACAGGTATGTCGAGAGATTGGCTACTCGTTGATGTTGCAAGGACAGAAGTTAGGTTATCTTGCTTTAGAAGAGAATAACAAACGAACCGCATTGGGTTTTGTAGGCTTATACTTAAACAAACCTATACATCTACAGAATGTAGAGTGTACAACTGAAGAATTAAAAGAAGGTTTTGATAATGTTGTAGGTACAGGTAACCTATTTCTGTATGATCATTGGGGAAGTGTGGAACCAGAGCATCTCTTTAACAAGATTAGATATTTGGTACGAGGAATGGAGTGTGACTGTATTATCTTAGATCATATTAGTATTATTATTTCAGGACTAACAAGTGGTGGAGATGAACGTAGAATGTTAGACTTTGTAATGACTAAATTACGATCTTTAGTGGAAGAATTACAATGTGCCTTAATACTTGTATCTCATTTACGTAGACCAAGTGGGGATAGAGGACATGAAGAAGGAGTACAAACTTCTCTCAATCAGTTACGTGGTACTCATGGTATAGCACAACTATCTGATATTGTTATAGGTTGTGAAAGAAATCAACAGAGTGAAGATCATCCCAATTTAACTACTGTACGTATTCTAAAAAACAGATGGACAGGTGAGACAGGAATCTGTAATGCTATAGAATATTCAAAGGAAACAGGAAGAATGATAGAAGTTTCCACAGATAATTTTGAAATAGAAGAAGTTACAGATAATCAAGATTTCTAACGGAAGGAAAAAATGGAAGAGGTAGTTTTAGATTTAGAATCTAATGGTTTATTAGATACCATAACTAAAGTTCATTTATTGGTATATCGTAACCTTAGTAATGGTGAGTTGACCATTGCAGATACAGATTCAAAAATTAAAGATGCTCTATTAGATTTAAAGGATAAGAAAATAATAGGGCATAACATATTAGGATTTGATCTGATAGCACTTAAACGATTGTACGGTTTCACTGTGCCTATAGAACAAACTCTTGATACTTTAATACTTTCAAGATTAATCTATCCTAATTTAAGAGAAACAGACTCAAAAAAACGTAAAATAGAGGCAAAACTTTGGGGTAGTCATTCTCTCAAGGCGTGGGGAGAACGATTAGGATCATTTAAAGGTACATACTCTCAACGAGAAAATGCTTTTGAGGAACTCACACCTGAGATGCGTGATTATTGTGTAAATGATGTACATTTAACAGAATTACTACATGAATTCCTATTAAACAATGTTCCTCCAAAAGATTGTCTAGACTTAGAACATCGAATAGCAGATGTTTGTATAAAACAAGAAGAAGTAGGTTTTTCTTTTGATGAAGAAAAAGCAGTAGTATTTTATGCTGACCTTGCTGATAAGAGATCAAAACTTTCTAAAAAGTTAGGTGAGGTGTTCGGTTCTTGGATAGTGGATGAAGGTTTGAGAAAAAATGGTTCCTATTCCAAGATAAAGATTATAGATTTTAATCCTAATTCTCGTAAACATATAGCAAAAAGATTACAAGAATTGAGAGGATGGATTCCTACAGAATTTACTCCTACAAATGACCCTAAGATTGATGAGAAAGTTTTAAATAAACTTGAGTATCCTGAAGCTAAATTGATGTCTCAATACTTTGTTTTAAACAAACGAATAGCTCAATTAGCAGAAGGTAACCAAGCATGGATAAAATTATGTAAAAATGGTAGGTTACATGGAAAAGTCAACACGATGGGAGCACAGACTTCACGATGTTCTCATTCACACCCTAATCTCGCTCAGGTGCCGAATCTCAATGCACCCTTTGGGAAAGAATGTAGAACATTATTTAGAGCAGACTCAAAAATGGATCTTTTGGGAGTTGATGTCTCTAGTTTGGAATTGCGGTGTCTTAGTCATTATCTTGCTAAGTATGACGGTGGTGAATATGGTAAATTATTACTTGAAGAGGATATTCATACAACTAATCAGAAAGCCGCTGGTCTATCTACTAGGGATCAGGCGAAAACTTTTATATATGGTTTCCTGTATGGTGCAGGAAATGAAAAAATTGGTCAAATTGTAGGTAAAGGAAAGGTAGAAGGATCAAGATTAAAGAAAGAATTTTTAACTAAAATACCTGCTTTAAAATCTCTTAGAGATGCAGTACAAAAGAAAGCAGAGCAAGGGTTTATAACTGGTTTGGATGGAAGGAAAGTACCTGTACGTTCTAGTCATTCAGCTTTAAATACATTGCTACAATCAGCAGGAGCAATAATTTGTAAACGATGGATTATTGAAATGCATTCCCTACTTGAAAAGGAATTTAAGTATGGAGAAGATTATAAACAAGTAGCATTTGTTCATGATGAAGTTCAACTTACAGTAAAAAGGGAACATGCAGAAAGAATCGGTGAACTTGCGGTCAAAGCAATCGCCATCGCAGGAAAAAGGTATAATTTTAGAATTCCCCTCACAGGAGAATTTAAAACAGGATCAACTTGGGCGGTTACACACTAATTCTACATCAACTTGTCAATTCGGATTAGCAGGTGAGGCATTGACAAAGTATCTCCTACACATGTGGAACTATTCTATGTGTTCTCCGTTAGATACCTCTGCACCTTTTGACTTATTAGTTAAGGGTGAAAAAGATTGGATAACAATTCAAATTAAACACACAACAAGAGAAGATTTAAAACTAAAAAGGAATCTAAATGGCGGTGCAAGTTTTCCATACAAACAAGGAGATTTTGATTATTTATTTGTATGTAAATTTCCATATATTTATATAGTACCCTTCAGTCATATAAAAACAATCACATGTTTTGCATTACGTATGTACAAATCATATCGTTATGATTTAATGGACAAAAAAACATATGAAAATAAAGTAATTTTAACAAAGGAAGAGAATGAGAGAACTATTAATTGATGCAGATATATTTGTATATAAAGCGACACGACTTTCAGAGAGAGAAGTTAATTGGGGAGGTGATTCTTGGACCCTCCATTGTGATTTTGCAGAAGTTAAGACTATAATTGATGATCAGATCTGGAAAGTACAAGAAGGAACTCAAGCAGATAAAGTTTTATTATGCTTTACTGATAAAAGAAATTTTAGAAAAAAGATAAATTCAGAATATAAAAGTAATAGAAAAAGTGGAAGGAAACCAATGTGTTTTATTCCTGCTATGGATTATTGTAAAGAAACATACCCATATAAAATATTCAACTGGTTAGAGGCTGATGATGTTATAGGTATTTTAGCAACTGAAAAATCTAAAAATGAAAGGATAATTGTTAGTGAAGATAAAGATTTATTAACTATTCCAGGTTTGCATTGGGACTTTAAGGAAGAAAAAGTTTTTGAATGGAAAGAAAAAGATGCTAATTATAAATTCTTTTATCAATCATTGGTAGGTGATTCCACAGATAATTATAAAGGTTGTCAAGGTGTAGGACCAATATCTGCGGGAAAAATTTTGGACGGAAATACCAGTTCGGTTTTAGATATGTGGGAGGATGTGTTAGAGGCTTTTCTTAAATCTGGACAAGGAGAACAGGAGGCAATTAGAAATTGTAGGATGGCTAGAATATTAAGAGATGGAGAGTATAAGAAGAAGAAACAGGAAGTAGTATTATGGACACCGAAAGGTAAGGCAGAAATATTTAAGGGAGAGAATTATGAGTAACTATGAGATAGATGAGAGAGAAAGAAAGGAATCTCAGAAACAGAGAGCACAAAGATCACACGGATTAGATGAGAGGTATAGCTCAAAGGAAGGGTTTGGAAGAGATGACCAAGAGAATATTAAAAACATTTTACGGAATGCACCTAAATCTTCTAAGCCATGTCAGCAATGGGATGCACAAACTCAGAGGTATGTAACTATTGTACAGGATCATATAGATAAAGAAAATAAAGAGATGAAACATGATCCACTAGGTTATGAAAGACAACACACTCCTAAAAGTGGGTTACCACTAGGATTAAAAGATCGTAAAAGATTAGAAAAGGAGGAAGTGACTAATCCTAAACATTATGATAAGGTAGGATTTGGTATTCAACCTCTTGAGTATATAACCGCTAATGAGTTAGACTTTCTAGAGGGAAATGTGATTAAATATGTATCACGTTATCCACATAAAGGTGGAGTAAATGATTTATTAAAAGCTAGAACTTATATTGAAAAACTTATAGAAAGAGAGTCATTAAAAAATGAGTAAATTACCTACACAATATCAGCAATATATACATTTATCAAGATACTCTAGATGGGATTATGAAAAGAAACGTAGAGAAACATGGGAAGAAACTGTGGGTAGATATTTTAATTTCTTTGAAACACATTTAAAAAGTCAATATGAATATTCTGTTCCTAGTACTATAATAGAAGAAATGAAAAATGCAGTACTTTCCCTACAGATCATGCCATCAATGAGATGTTTAATGACTGCAGGAGAAGCATTAGAAAAAGAAAACATAGCTGGATATAATTGTGCCTATCTTCACATTGATTCCCCTCGTTCTTTTGATGAAGTTCTTTATATTCTAATGAATGGCACAGGCGTAGGTTTTTCAGTAGAATCTAAACACATTGAAAAATTATCTGTAGTACCAGATGAAATGCATCCTACTGATACATGTATACAGGTGCGTGATTCTAAGTTAGGATGGGCGAAGGCATATAGGGAACTAATTAGCTTATTATATGTCGGAGTTA